TAGGCTACAAGCTGGGCATTGCTGGCGACAGCGGATTTGGTCAAGGTGCCGAGGATGTTGGATCCTGCGGATTTGTAGGAGCGGTCGGCGACCACCTCCTCAAGCACAAACGAGGAAAACTCGTTGGTGAGAGTTGGATGCGCGTAAGGCGTCGCCCAGAAACTGGTGCCTGTCGCGATAAAGACACCGCGCCATGTCCCGATTGGAACATTACTGAACTGTCCATAACTCGTGCCCGCGGTGGAATTGCCGAGACGGACAGTACTTTGTCCTGCTGCGACCGCTATGGAAATTCGATACACCCGGCCTATAACGGTAGGCCACGACCGCGATACCCAGCTCCCAGCGGGGGCGATACGCATTCTACCCGCGACCAGCGATGCGCTGGTTGGCGAGCCTTGCGACCAGACTGCTCGCAATGCAGCATCATCCGCATACGTTGAGAAGTCTTCGGTCTGTGTGTTCGTAGCGACCGAGCCAGTCTCCACGTCGCTCAGGAAACACCGCCGAATATCCCCAACCAGCCAACCGGCGTTGTAGGTGTCGGATAGCTTCGCTGCTAATCCTTTGCCAATCGCGCCTTCGTTATTGCGAAGTATCTGGACGACTGCGCCTGACGTTCTCGCGTAGTTGGATCGGTCTTTAGACTTCAGCAGCGTCGTGTAGCCAGCGTTAAAGTCAGTGGCGGTGTTGGCATTCTTGGTAGTCAGGGCGAACGCCGCGCCCAGTGCGCCGGGGTTTGCGGCGGTGTACCAAACCGCATCGGCACGGCCCGCAGACAGCAGTTGCGGGGTCAGGGTGACTTGGGTGAATGCGGCGGTGCTAGATGAGTTGACCAGCGTCCCGCTGCTGTGGATCACAACCACCCGCGCACCCGTGGCGACAGCAACCGTGGGGATTTTCAGACCTGTGACTGCATCTACCGGCGCATCTGGCAAGATCGTGGCCTTAACATCGGCAATCGCGGCGTTGGTGAAGGCCGTGCCTACTTCCGTGGTCCGAGCCGCCGTGCGACTGGTGGCGAGCGCGGCTTGCGAACTCATGCCACTGGTGGTGTGAAGAAACAGTCGATCCGTGGCGAAATTCAGGCGTGACAAGCCCGAGGCCCCTCCGACAAACACTTGCCCGTTAACCGCATGGAGTGCGGCAACATTGCCCGTCGCCATCGCGCCCGTATTGACGTACCGAGCGAACATCGGCCTATCGACCTCAGTCAGATCATAGATCGTGACACTGGCCGCTTCAGCCACAATCGCCGCGACTTTCGGGAAACTGCGCTTGTTGCCTCGGAATACCTCGGTAGTGCCGCTGGTGGCATTCAGCTTGTAGAACTTGCCGTCGGTCGTGAGTTGGTAGTAGTCATCGGTAGTTGCCCCAGAGACGGCCCGTGCGTTGGCCTCAGATGTCTGCGCACCCAACCACTTACCATTTAGCGTCTCGTTGTACCAACTGGTGTGCTGGCACTTCTCGGTCCATGCCCCGCCATCGCTATCCTTGCTGGTGTCATAGACAAACAGCGCCGTGATGGCATTGGGAGAGCGATGGAGGGTAGCGGAGATGGACTGAAGCGACAGGTCTGCGAGCGCCGCCGACCCCCCGGTCTTCTCTAGCTTGTCGTTATTTAGATTGGTGAAGTTGGCGTCTAGCTCGTTCCAGGTTAGCTGGGAGCCTTTGCCTGCACGGGTGGTAATAGACGCCATCTCAGTCTCCTAATCAGCCGACCGTGACGGTCCAGGTAATCGCCAGGGAATCCGACGCGCCTTTGTTGACGACCGGGAACACGGTGCGGCACAGCATTGTGCCTGCTGACGCGGCGTTAAAGACTCCCGCTTCGGTCAGCGCCGCCGTGCCGGTGCCCGGAGAAAAGGTCGCGGTGTAGGTCACCACGGCGCCAGACACCGACGAGGCCAACGTGACTCGCGCCGACTCCGTACCCAGCGTGGTGTTGGCGTCCGCTGCCGCTGAGGTGCCCGTGCCCACAGCCATGTGACTCATTTCATTCGGTGCGCCCGTGGCCTTCATCCTTGCGGCGATCCAGGCTTTACCTGCGGTCACCACCAGATTGGGGTGCAGGCGTTCTTCCTTCACGTTGCCGTGCTCGTCGCGCAGTACGATGCCAAGCTGGCCGGTAACGTGGATCTGATCGTTAATCATGGTGATGTCCTAATTGAGGGTGTAACTAAACGTGTCGTAAACCGCCGGCCCGGTGCCTTCCTCGGTGTAGCCCGGTTCCCAGTAGCCGTTGACGACATACGAACCGCCAACGTCTGCAAAGGGCATTGCTAGGGTTTTTGCGGGAACATCGGTCGCGGCTGTGGTTTCGGCCACTGTTCTGGCAAAGTCCACCGTGAGCGCAAACTCTTCGGCAGTCGCCACCAGTTCCTGTACTTGCGTGAGGAAATCCTTAGCCGCGGCGTCGCTGGTCGTCGCGGTGTCGTCGTAGGCCAGTTCGGCGTCCATGGTCACTTGCTCGGCGACCGGGACGGACTCGGAAAAGTCGCGGATCAGCGTCAGGTACACCTCGACGGCGTCATAAACCTCGACCGAATCTTCTTGTGCCCGCACGTAATCGACAAGCCTGGACACGGCGTCGGATAGAGAAACCACGTCCTCAGTCAGCAAACCAATACCTAGCACTGCCTCGTCCGCTGTGGTCGCTGCATCTTCCAGGTTCTTGCCGAAAGTGGACGACAACGCATCGAGTGACCCCCACCCCATCCGCAAACAAGCGGTTGTAGAGCACGGCGACGAAGACAACGTCCGAGACCGCCGCTACCCTGTCCTGCGGAGTCAGAAACTGCCAGCGTTGCTCAATATCGACCGTCGTCGCCAACAGCACCTGCCGCACCTCGGCGGCTAACTGAGTGACCGCAACATCGCCGTCCATCAGAACTGCTCCCGCACCTTGAATTTCTGCACGGCGTAGGTTGTCTGGATGCCACCACCAGGGAAAGTCACCTCAAACTCGCCCTCGTAACTCCCCGGTGCATCCAGGGTGCTGCCGAAGCTGAACACCACTTGCCCGGTAGCGCCGGGCGGGTTGCCGATCAGAACGCCGGTCAGGGTCGCTTTCAGCGTCGTGCTGCCGACTTCCCGAAACAACATGCGCACCGACGCGCCGGTGAGATCCACCGCAGCCCCGGAGATCTCGTCATAGATCGTCACGACCGGCGTCGGTAGGGTGTCGCCTTGTACCAGCAAGATTTTGTCGGCCATGACTTAGCCTGCCCGTTGCGTCGGGACACCGCCAACACCACCGCCCTTCGGGTTATTGCGAGCGCCGCCGATGTTGTTCTGGTTGGCTGAGTAACCGAAGTCGGTCTGCCGTCCCAAGCCCAGAGCGCTGGTGTACTGACCGTAGTGAGCTAGCGCGCGTTGCGCGTTGCCGGCGTATTCGGAGTCCTTACTGAAGGCGCGGTAGCAGACGTAATCCACGAACGCCCCGCCATACAGCTCTTCGTAGGCCGACAAGGTGGAAGACGCCGAGTAATCGCTAGGCGTGGATTGGAAAATGATCTCGACCGAAGCGCCAGAAGCTGCCGGCGGGTAGACCCAAAACGTAGACGGGTCGCGCTCGTCCACCATGAAATGCTTGATCGTTGTAGACGGTGTGATGCTTGTGTGCCAGGTTGGATTCTGCTGATCCAAAAAGCCGCGATGGGTAACCGTGACTGCCGCACCAGAGGTGTTCCTGGGAACATCCATCAAGCGCAATCCGCCGGTAGGCAAGGATTGTTTTGCCCCCGAGGCAAGGCTCAGGGCAGAGCTTTGCGAGTAAATATCCGGCCTGAGTACCGCCAGCTCGCGGCGGGAATCATTAAGCCAGTTGAGCAGCTCAGACTGCGGCCAACGCACGTTGGTCAAGTCTTGGATGATCATGGACGCCCGGTCCAGTATGTTTTGTGCGGTCAGTGCCATATTAGGTTCCTGCTACGGGAAAATGCCGTCATCTCGACGGGTTAAAAAATCGGTGCGGTCCTCAGTGGTCGGCGCGTGCCATCTTTATCGGCGCGAATGCTGTACGTTCCAATCAGGCTCTCGAACTGCGCCCGGAAGTCGGTCCACTGCGGATCGAACCAGGGGCGGTTACTCATGCGGGTCAGCCGGTACTTAGCGCCCGCTTCCAGCACCTCCAGATGCTGATCGCGCAGAAACGCCGGGATGGACGTCGCATTGCGCAAGGGCGCCAGGATCATCGTGACCTTGATGACGCCCGCCTTTTCAGCGGCCGGGGCCAGAGCCAGGGTTTCCGGATTGGGCCGGTAGAAGCCCAGCGGCAAGCCGGTCGGGTTCAGTTTGGTGATTTCGCTGGCGTCCTGGCGGGTGATGGGCTGAATGGGATCGCCATCCCACAGCACCTCTTTGAGATCGGTGATCATCGCGTCATCGCTAGGCGTCAGCGCGATGTTTTGCGTGCCGGCTGCGATGGTGCGGGTCTGCGTGTTGGCATAAATCTGGGTGCGCTCGCAGAACTCAATCGTCGCCCACAGCAAGGCCTGAGTCACGATTGGAATCGGACAGTCGAGCATCATCGGCCCGACCATCGATTCAAGTGTCACCGTATCTTCAGACGTGGTGTAAGCCATTACCGGTCGTATGCTCGCTTGCCCATGATGTCCTGCACGTACTTGCGCAGGCGCGTGGCGTTCCATTTCGGATCAACGGTCTGGCCCAGCTCACGCTGCAGATAAGCCTGCAGGGTGGGCTTATCCATAGTGCCGAGGTCCACCAGGGGTGGTTCCGTCACCGGTTCTTCTGGAATTTCAACAGGTTCGACGGTGTTTGTGTGACCTACGATTTCCCAATTGCCAGGGTGTATCGCCAGCACCGTTTCAAAGCTGTCGGCGACTTCCAGCACCTCATCCTGTGCCCAGGTAATGTCCTGGCCATTCAGCCGGTAGACCTGGCTCGGCTTGGAGCCGATGTACTTGACCTTGATCATGGATTCGCTCCATAAAAAAGGGCGCCACACAGGACGCCCTTCACGAATTAAAGGCCCGGCACCAAGGCCGGGCGAGACTTACTTGGGTCCGAGCAACTTGCCGTTGATCAGTACCGTGATCGCACCGGAGGCACCGGTATTGATGGTGCCAAAGACAGCCTGCAAGAAGCTGTCCTTCTCCACCCGAACGGGCGCAGCCAGGAGGTAGTTGACACCGTTTGCGGCAGCCGTACCGGCGGCATAGTCGTCCAGGAACGCTGCAGCGGAACCGGCAGATCCATCGACCGGGGCAAAGCCCAGATCCAACGGCGCCGCGGTGCCGAGGTCGGCATTCTGGATGGTGATCGACCGGATTTCGGTGCCGGCCGGAATGACCAGGAAGTTCCACAGATCGCCCGTTGCCGGGGTCGCGGTGATGGATGCCTGGTCGCTGTAGTCATAACTGCGCTCACTGGTCGGCGAGCGAGTCAGCGTGCTTGCGGTAACAATAGCCATAGATATTCCTCGAAATGAAAAGGGGCCAATCCCAAGATCAGCCCCGATAGGGGATCGATTAGAGCTTCACGACGGAATCGACCACAGCGACACCATAATCGGTCGGTTCGCTGTTGCCGTTATTGTCGGCGAAGTTGAAGCGCAGCTTGCTCATGCCGAACATCGCGTCGCCTGCCACCTCGATGCCGCGCTTGAAGTTGTACTCGCGCTCCATCCAGTTGAAGACACCGCCGTTGCCGTTGTTGCGACCATAGGCCATCGCCAGCGCCTGACCACCGGTGAGGATGGCGCGCTCAACCGCATAACCGCTGATGCTGCCGATCGTCACACTAGACTCGGTGCCGGTATAGCGATCGCCGACCGCGACATACTTGACGCCGGCTTCTGCTGACTCGAAGCGCACGGTAAAGCGCGGCATCTTCTTGACCAGGATGCCGTTCCACAGGCCCGGTTCGCCGCTGAACAGCGGGTGCTTGGACCCGTAGGATTTGCGGACCCAGGCGTTCTGCAGGAAGGTTCTCCAGGTATTGGAGGTGCCTCCGGACGTCTGCATGTGATACCACTGGCGCGGCGTCACCCACAGGATGGCCTTGATCGGCTCGTCAGACGCGGCGGGATCGTCCGCGACCTTGACGTTCGGCATCGGGAACTCCTGGTCATCCAGCAGCAGCGACAGGGTGTCGATATGCTCCAGCGTCATGATGTCGGTGTTACCGATGCTATTGAGCTGGGCACCGCCCTGGATGATGTTGCCGGTCGAGGCCGTATCCACCACAAAGTGGCGGTTATACGTCGGCGCCTTGATGCTGTTGACGGCAATGTCGGAGAAGTCCACATCACCCGCGGTCGGGATGATCCAGTCACGACCGGTCATGGAGCCACGCGCACCGGCCAGGTGGCAGATCGCCATCTGATCGTAGAGACGCGGGAAGTAGCCTTCGAGCTGGGCCATCGCCACGCCGCGCAGGTTATGCACGGTGCGCTGGTTGCCCATCTTGGCGCCCGCATCCACCGCCTTGGTCAGCAGATCAATGCGCACGTCCATACTGGAAGAGGTCAGCTTTTCGCCGGTGCCTTCCGCAGAACGGTCACCGACGATCGGCTTGCCGTTGATGGTGTCGAAGAGGTCAACCGAGACGGTATCGCCCTGGGTCTTGGACAGGTCGGTGACGCGCACGATGGGCATCGTGGCGGCCGTCTGGCCTTTCAGCTTGGACTCGGCAGACCCCTGATTGGGGGCTTCACCGGTCAGGGTTTTGGTAAAACTCGGCGCCTGAATGATTCGGGCAAACAGGGCCGCGCCATAGATTTTGCGGGCTAACGGAGAACCCACAGGTACAGTTGTTTGTGCCATTTAAGTGTCCTGCAATGGGATAAGGCGTCATCACGACGCGCATAAAAAAACCGCCCTCTCGGCGGTTCGCGGTTACTTCATTCGGCGGATGAATTCCTCGGGATCCAGTCGCGCCAATTGAGCAGGGTCCATATTGAGAAAATGGTTCTGCAGATCAATCGTGCTCATGGACTCGGAGAGTTCAGTCGCCTCCGGACTGCTACCCCCGCGCAGATCGGAGAGCGTGTTGATCGTCAGCTCTTCTTTCTGCGCGGGCTTGGCGGCAGGTTTTCGGACGGGAGACTGATAGGCCGCAGGGACTTTCACCGGGCCGTAGTCTTCCTCCAGGCGTGCCACAACGGCTGCAAAGCGTTCCTCCACGGAAGCGTTCTTCCATTTCGGCTTGACTTGCATGTCGCTGTCGATCGCAACGGCGGCTTCCCACAGTTGCGTGTCCCCTTCTTCACTGCGCAAGTACCGCAGCACCGGATTCGCATCGATGGCCGCATTGACCATCTCGGCGTCCTGCTGCAGCTTGGCCTCCCGCTCACGGTTAAAGTGCGCGGCGATTTCCTGGACTTGCTGCCGTTGCGCGTCGACTTCCTGGCGGAGGCGTAGGTTCTCCGCTCGCATCTTGGTGTTGGCTTTGGCGAGTTCTGGGAACTCCTCCTCGAACGCCTTGAGTTCAGGATCATCCATATCAACGGCCGCTTCGACCGGCGTACCAGACGCCTTGGCTTGCTGCAGCATCTCCAGCTCACGCTGAAGTTGGGCGTTCTGTTCAGCCAGGGCACGCTTGGCTTCCCGTTCCTGTTTCAACACAGCAAAGGGAATCGCATGCTTGCCATCGGCCGACAGCACGGGGGCTTCCTCGTCTTCCTCGGTCTTGACCGCCTCGGGGGACGACGCCGTTTCCACAGGATCCTCGTCCTGCGCTTCGTCCGGTTCAGGCAACTCGGTCTGCGCGCCACCCAGAAGCTTGATCAGCGCTTCCGGATCGGTCGGCAGTGAGTCGGGGTCAAGCTGATTCAGGTCGAATTCAGCCTGCACGTCAGGGTTGACGTTTTCATCAGTCATCGTCTTCTACTTGCATTTATCGGATGCATCCGTGTGGGTGAGCCTGTGCTCTGCGTCGCTTCCCAGCGATGCATGTCGCCATCCCGGCGAGAATCGGGCACAAAAAAGCCCGCGCGAGGCGGGCCGTTTTGGCGTGGGGATTAGGTTATGGGTTGCTGGCCATCATGGTTGGCAACTTCGCTAGGTATTCTTTGGCTGCTTTCTTCTTGGTGGGCCACGACGTACGCGCACCACCGACAAGCGGGAGAACGTCTTTCAGCCCAAAGTCCTTTCTGCTCCCCATCTTTTCCGGCTGGCTAAGGAAAGCGATAGCCGATCTGGCCGCCCAGACTGGATCAGTTCCTACCAGGTCAGGATTGTTGGCAATCAAGCCGCCGGTGTTGTAATGCTTGTCGACGTTTTCATAGCCTTGGCGGCCGGTCAGATGCACGTCACCGCGACCCCGGTATTGGTATCCGTCGCCTGGCTGCGTGTTGCCTATCTTTTTATTCCCGTCGTAGAAAGTGTTGTACTGGTCCTTAGGCTCCATCGCCGCGATTTCCTTGGCTCGCCCAGAAAGATGCGGGAAGATCTTTGCAATCCTTTTTGGCGTGGTATAGCGAGCGTTCTCGGTCATCTGTGTGTATCCGCCCGTTTCACCATGGCCTACGCCCAGCATCGCCGCCACGGCCCGGTCGCTGTAACCCGCCTGGCGCAACTCCTTGATGTAAGTATTTCGGTAGTCGTCTGGCGTATAAGTCTTGGCTGCAGCCAGACCAGACACAGCCTGTGCAGGCGGCTCCTCGACCGGCTTCGGGAAAACCTCCCGAACCTGCTTGGACATCGGCGACAAGCGCATCGGCATCACGTCACCGGTTTCGGTATTGCGCAACGCATAATCGGCCTTGTGCGCCTGGATGATCTTCTGCGCATCGGCGAACGACGGCAGCTTCTGCTGTCGAGTGTCTTGTAGTCCAGCCATTAGATCGACTCCAGCTCGCTTTCCAGCATCGCCTTGCGGTTATGGATGACGGCGCTCTCCACTTCCAGCGCGGTCTTTTGCCCAGCCAATTCGGTATCCACCAGGATTTTCTGCGTTTCCGCCTGGGTCTTCTGGTCGCTGAACTGCTGGCTCTGCGCCTTCATCTGCAGCTCAGCTTGTTTTAACTCGATCTCCGCCTGCTTGGCCTGGGCGGCGAGCATCTGCGGGGCTTGCTGCATCTGCTGGATGGCCTGCTCGTATTGCTGGATCTGCTGCATCATCTGCTGCTTTTCCGGATCTTCCTGACTGTCATCGACATCAGGGATCCCCAGCGCCATGCGCATCTGGTCGGCAATCGCCTTTCTATCGGGGAGTTCGGACAGTTCGACAAAGGCTGGCGCCAGGATCGCTTGCGCCTGGGGCGGCAAGGCCTGCACCACCTGACTGAGCTGCTGCATCATCTGCTGACGATAGGCCTGGGTACTCGGTACATCGGACAGCGTGACCTTGGTGACCGACTTGGCCACGTCGTTCATCATCACCACTTCCCCGGTTTCCGGGTGCTGCATCGGCGTATTGAGCTGGATAACCCGCTTGCGCTTGCCTTCGCCGACAATCACTTGCACCGGTTGTCCTACGAGGTCATCGCGGATCAGGTCCACGATCATCTCGCCGCAGCGCGTCCGGGCATAACGATAGCCGTCATTCAGTTCGGCCAGGGTGGTGGTGCCCTGCTCCACCAAGCTATTGATCGCCAGGCCCGACGTGGCGCTGGAACTTTGCCCCAGCATCGCCTGATAGACGCCGGCCACCGACTGAATGCCCATCTCGGCATCCTTCATGATCTCGAACTGCTGATTACTTAACGCCAGATCGGTCTGCACCTCGAAGGCGTTGCCGTTTCTGCGCTGGGGATTCAGCACCACCACCGAGTCGGGGCGGGCAATCTCCTCCAGTACATCACTGAAACTATTGGCACGGGTATCCAGTGCATCGGAATCGGCAATGACGCGCTTGGAGCTGAGTAGGTTCATCAGCTTGCGGCGTCGTGCGTTGATCTCGTCCTGTGGACTGATCATCGTCCGGATCAAGCCATACGGCGCACCGGTCAAATCTTCCCTAAAGCCGAAGAACGGCACATAGGGGCAGCGCTTCTTGGCGCATTTACCATCATGCAAGCGATGCGGGCCGGCCCAGACCGACATCCGCTGCTGGGCGAAGATGGCTTCTTCCACGTTCACCAGGCCTTGCGAGACGGCAATCTGGTGCATTTCGTTCTTGGGGTCGAACTCGACCGCCCGATCAGGCAGCCGCAGGATCTTGCCGCGGACGTGGGCCTTGTACCAAACTTCCTGGAGGCAGATCCGCTTGCGGTTGTAGCTCAACCACTCCATGTCGGCGATGGATGAACCCCGCTCCTGGTCAAACGCCTGGGCCAGGGCGACGTCTTCCTTGGCCACTTCCAGCCAATCACCGTCCCAACGGCCGCGTGAGGCGGACAAAATGTTCTTGTGCTTGGGAAAGTGCAGCGCCACCAGGTCGTAATCCAGCCAGCGCTTCCTTACGATATAACGCGCATCCGATAGATCCGGCTCCTTCGCCAACCAATCCCAGTACATCTCCCGACGATGGACCGAAGACACGCGGTACGGATAATTGAAGGGATCAGCATCCCTGGACACTTCCACCCAGCCCACACCGGTCTTGACCATCGAGGCATAGGCATCGGAACAGGCTCTGTCAGCCCGTGCTTCGCGCTCCACCTCATGCAGCTTCTGGCTCAAAGCCTCGGCCACGTCCTGATATTCATCCAGATCAGCCGTCACGCGCCAGTCGACGCGGGTCTTGGCCTCCATGCCCAGCACCAGATCAATGGTCGGCTTGACCAGGTTGGTGATCAGCGGCGCCATGCCCTTGGCATCCAGCTCGTTCAGCGTCTCCGCATCCAACTGGTTGCCATCGTAATAGTCCGCACACTTGTCCGCATCCTTGCGCCAATGCGGCTGCTCACGGATTTCCTCGATGATGGACTCGTACTGGTCCCACTCCAGGCCTTTCGGAGAGATATATTCGTCCGCCATCAAATTCTCCAATTGCCGCGTCGGGATTTATCCACGACATTCCGACTGCTATTCATGTAGGGCAACGCGAATGTGAGGGCCACAGAGTCACCCGCATCCGGGGACCGCAGGCCGCGCTTCTTCATGGATTCCTTGCTTTCCAGTTTCATGCGGCGGCTCGAATCGTAAGAATGTTGGGGGCCAGTCAAGTCAGCAATCAATCGCGAGTCATCCGGGAGGACAGCGGGCTTATCTTCCAGCCAGGTCTTCATATCGCCCCACATCTCATCGCGGCGAATGGCGTACTGATCGGTCTGCACGGCGCGCTCACCAAAATGAATGCGGTTCACGGGTAGTCCCAGCTCCAGTAATCGATCGGCGACACCCGAGCCAATGCCGGTACAGTCGACGTTGATTGCATCGGGCGCTGATCGCTCAGCTTCTCTAGCCACCAAGCCGACCAGTTCCATCGGTCCTTTGCCATGCCAGCGTTGAATCTGGGTAATCACGCGACCTCTGCGGCGAGATAGAGCGGAGTCATCATTGCCATATTCGGCCACATCCAGCCCCCAGATCTCGGCGCCTTCTGGCGTGATGGCCTGCTCTTTGCCGGCCGCAATCGCCGGCAGCACCAGATCCATAGGGATCAATGGGTCACCATCCACGCGCTTGAAGGCCAGCGCGGCAGAGCCTGGGTATTCCTGATCAAATAGACTGCGGTCGCTGCGAAAGTCCGTGAGGATCTTCTGCTGCATCCAATAGGTTTGTTCGAGCGTCAGCCCGAATGCCTGCTGATAATCGGCATCTTCCGCATCAGGCAGCCAACCCACAGGGGGTGCCTTTTGATATTCCGATTGCCAGAACCAGGGCACGAACACGGCCTGGTAATCCGACACGCCGGCTTCGGCGTCCTGCCACATACCGTGGAACAGATTCCCCACGCCATTGGCGGTGGATTCGAGAATAATTTCGGTGCCCGGTGCATCCGGAACAATCTGACCGATACCGGCCATGTGATCGTTGGCATTCGGCCAGAAGGCTATTTCTGAGCCATGAAAATACTGGGCCGTCGCTGATCGGCCTGTGCCCGATGATCCTGCCGTGGCGACCGAGAACTCCGAGTTCCGCCGATCAAATACCAGCGCACTGCCAGAGTTGGCTTTGGTGCTGGGCTTTAAATAAGCCGGGCAGAGATCGTGATAGCGGCGCGTCATGCCGAATAGGTTGCTGGTCGCCTCGGCCAGGTGCGTCAGAATGTACGCACGCTTGCCCGATGACAGCGAAGTCAGCCAGTACATGCGCGCCTCGGTATAAGTCGACATGCCTTGCTGCCGGCCCTTGAGGATAATCGCCCTCACCTTGCCGGTCGTTTCTTTTTGTTGCTCGAGCTGCTGGTGCAGGTATCGCTGCGCCGTGTTTAGCTCAAACGGAATAATGGATCCATCTTTGGCCCTGATCTTCAAGGCCAGGGGAGCGTACTTCAGAAAGTCCCGCTTGCAGATTCGGACAATCTGCTCGTATTTCTCAAGATCAGTCGCCGGCATCACTCTCTTCAACCCGCTCCAGAACCGCATCCACATCGAATGTGTGATGGTTCTCGTTGATCTGGGTTTCTTTCCAGCCAGCACGCGCCTTCAGGAAGAAGATCTGTGCCGTCGTGTTGCCATTCATGGCCTGCCTGAACAACGCATTGGCGACCTTCTGGACACCAGAGGCCTGCCCCCTTTTATAAGCCGCTGCAAATGCCTCATCTTCGGCCTTATTGCGCTGGATGGTTGCTCTGCTGACGCCAAAACTCTCGGCAATCTGAATCTCGCTCAATCCTTCTGATGCGTATTGCTCGACCAGTTCCAGGTCGAATTCAAACTTCTTTGCCATTACTTATCCGTCAATCGTCCCAGCTTGAGCTGGATATCCAACAGTGTCTGCTGGATCTTGTTGTATTGTTCATCGTGTTTCAGAAAATGCTGATCGAGTGAATGCTCCAGCTTCTCAATGCGGAATTCATGCTGTTGCACCATCGTCCACATCAAGATCGCCGTGCCCGCTATGGTCAGCGCCAGTTTCAGCCAATCACTCATCGATATTCCTCGTAGCTTCGCGACAGTGGACGCCAGCCATGACGCCGATTGATCCGAGTGCGCTGTAGCGGCCATCGTCAGTTACCTCGTGGACCGGGTTGGTTTTCATG